AATGTTATTGTATGTAGGGCTAGCTGGGTCAGCATATAAGAAAGTATATCAATCGCCCTTAACTCGCAGACCTATTTCAAGATTTATAGACCCACAAGACTTTATTCCAGATCCAGAAGCATCAAGTATATTCTCTGCATCTCGTTTAAGTCATAGAATGTATAAAACCAAAAAAGAATTAATGCTTTTAATGTTAAAAGGTTTTTATACAGACATAGATATTAATAAAGTATCTGGTGAAGACCAAGGTGAAGAAGATGAGGTTGATGTAGCTGTTCGTGAAAACGAAGGTGTATCTGTTGCCTCACTGGATAACAAAAAGAAATTAAAACTATATGAAATTCATGTTGACGTAGACTTAGAAGGTTTCGAGCATACAGATGAAGAAGGTAATCCTACTGGAATGCCCCTCCCCTATATCGTTACTATATTAGAGTGTGAAAATAAAGTAATAAGTGTTCGCCGTAACTGGGAACAAAGTGATGATACATTCGAGCGTATTCAATGTTTCATTAAGTATGACTTGCTACCAGGCTTTGGTTTCTACGGCATAGGTTATGCGCAATTACTAGGCTCTAACGCAATTGCATTAACTGCTGTGTTGCGACAACTAATAGATGCTGGCTGCCTAAAAAACTTCCCAGGAGGATTGAGGGTAAAAGGTCTACGCATACAAGAAAACGATTTAAACATTGGCCCGTCAGAGTTTAGAGAAATCGAAACTGGTGGATTGCCGATTAAAGATGCAATCATGACGATGCCATACAATGAGCCATCGGTTGTATTAAAAGATTTACGTGAAGGGTTAAAAGCCGACACTGAAGAGTTAGCAGCAACTTCTGACTTGAAGATTGCTGACATGAATGGTGAGACTCCTGTTGGCACAACTATGGCCATGCTGGAAGTTCAAACTAAAGTTCAGTCTTCAGTTATGCGCTCCTTACACATGTCATTAAGTGATGAGCTAGAGTTATTATATAATTTATTTGCGCAAGGGTTGGAAGATGATCCAGGAGTATTAAAAATACCTGGAATGTCGCACTTTATTAAGCGTGAAGATTTTACAGATGACATTAGAATAGTTCCAGTTTCAGATCCAAATCTAACGACTAATACTCAAAGAATGATGCACGCAGAAGCAATATTAAGGTTGGCGCAAAGCAATCCTGAATTGCACAATCTAAGAAATGCATATTTTAGAATGTATCAGTCAATGAATGTTGAAGACATTGAAGCATTATTACCGTTGCCGGAAAATACTCTGCCGTTAGATCCAATTAGCGAGAATAAGAATGCAATGGAAGGCAAGCCATTAAAGGCTGCTGTATGGCAAGACCATAATGCCCACATTGCTGTGCATGAAGCATTTAGTTTAGAGAACCCTGACATAGAGGCGTTGAAAGCGCACATTCATGAACATCGTGCAATGCAATATGGTTTAGAGATGGAGAATGCATTAGGATTCCAATTGCCACCACTAGATCAGATTCAAGACCCACAAATTCAAAATGCTATTGCATTACAAGCAGCACAAATTGCAATGCAGCAACAGCAAGATGCTCAAGCTCAGAATCCTGAACCGTTAGATCCAGTATTGGTGATGATGGAAGAAGTTAAGCAAAAAGATAGAGCTGCTCAGTTGAAGAACGAAGAAGCTCAAGAGCGTAATAGATTAGAAGCTATGAAAGCTCAATTGCGTTTTGAAACTGATAAGCGTAAAGCTGAGGCAGACCTGGAAATTGCTGAAGAAAGGAACGAGACTGAGCAGATGAAGATTGAAGCAGACTTGGCTATTGCAGAAGAAAAGTCTGAAGTAGATTTAGAGGTGGCGCAACTTCGCGCAAGGGAAGCCGCACAAAGGGCTAGTGCTAAGAAACAACAGGGAGATTAATATGGAATACAAAGCTGGTTTTCAAGGTAAAGACGCAATGCGTGCGAAAGCTGAGAAATTGATGGGCAAAGTTGCAAGTGCTTCTTTAAAAGAAAAGATGCCATCTTCAGCAGTGGGCAAAGAAAAGCCACGTCCTTATGCGGCTGGTGGTTTGGTTAAAGGTGCTAAGAATCCTAATGCTGAAATGTCATTAGCATCTCGTGATAAAGCTCCTATGAAAAAAGGTGGCTGCGTTAAGATGGCGGCAGGTGGAGTTGGCAAAATACGCCATGACCAAGCGACTCCAGCAGGTAAACCAATTAAAAAGAGATAAAAAATGGCAGAGCAGTTTTGCGCCAGTTATTATCAAGCATTAAGAAAGAGGATAGAAGAAGTCTCCCATCCTCTTTCGCATCATGGTTGTAATACGTTTGATCATTATAAGCATGTTAGCGGCATAAAGATCGGGCTTGAAGAAGCCTATGAAATTGCGCAACAAGTTTATAAAAAGTTGTATGAGCAAGAAGTTTTATTTAAGAGCGGAGAAGCAGCAGATGAGTCAAGCAGAGATGATCGAGAGTTTTACTAACATAGAACCTGAAAATAATGTGTACGATATTCCTGATGCCAGGAAAAAGGTTGAGGATTTCTTGGGGTGCCCCCCACCTAGAAAAACATGTGGTTTTCAAATATTGGTAGCTTTATATACAACTGGCGGCAAACTAAAAAATGCTGACGGTTCTGCAAGCCTTATTGAAGCGCCAGACACAATTTCAAGCCAAGATAGATTTAGATCTTGTACTGGCATGGTTGTGCAGATGGGGCCAATGGCATACAAGGGTACAAAGTTTGCAGACACAGGTGCTTGGTGCAAAGTTGGCGATTGGGTAGTAATTGGCCGTCATGATGGAATGCAACTTGATTATCGTGGTCGACCAGTTATGCTAATAAATGATGATAAAATTGGGATGGTCATTGACAATCCATCATACGCTAAAAGAGGTTCTTACTAAGTTTTAACAGGGATTTTCAACAGGGATGTTTTTTTATGGTAGATGAAGACAATATAGTTGCGCCTCCAGGTGGACATGATCAAGAGTCCGAAATTGAGATTGTTGATGAAGAATTAGAGCAGGGTGAGAATTCTGCCGAAGATTCTTATGATGTTGAAGGAGATGAAGTCAAACAAGTAGAAGAGTCTCCAGATACTACTGACGATGAACAAGAAGAAGAAAAAGAAGAGGAAGATAAGCCTGAGAAGAAAGAAAAGAAGAAAAATAAATTATCTTTAAAGACAGAGTTTAATCGTGTTCAGCGTGAAAAGTATCAAGCGCAGAATGAAGTTGAACAATTAAGAAAAGAGAATTTAAGATTGCAGCAGTTGGCTTTACAAAGCAATGAAGCAGCTACATCTTATTATGAAAAGTCTATTCAATACAAAATTGACCATGCCAAAAGTTTAAAGAAAGAAGCTTATGAAACGGCTGACACAGATGCTTTATTAAAAGCCGATGAAGCACTAGCTGAAGCTTATAATCAGAAGTCTGAAAATGACAGATGGAAAGCTCAGCAAAGTTACTACAAGTCTCAGCAAGAGCAAGATAAACAAAGTCAAGAACGTCAGCCGCAACAAACTCAACAGCAAGAGCAGTTTGAAGTTAATGATGAGACTCGTGAATGGTTATCAAGCAACTCATGGATAAACGGAAACTCTCCTGATTATGACCCAGAAATGGCAGCAGATGTTCAGGACTATTCCGCAATACTAGAGCGTAAGTTTGTGAGGGAAGGTCGTGAAGATCGAGTTTTTGGTCAGGATTATTATAATGCTTTAGATAAATATATATCTGAAAATTATGGTGAGCCAGAACCAGAAGAGCCAGTGCGTCAAAAATCCAATGGAAGGGTGAATATAAATATGAAAAACATTAGACAAAGTGTAGCTCCAGTTTCCTCATCTAAAGGAATGGCTGTTCCACAGAATCCAAACAGAGTAGTTTTAACTGCAAAAGAACGAGAGTTTGCAAAATTAATGGGGCAGACTCCAGAGACTTATGCAAAACATAAGTTGGAAATTCAAAAGTCTAACCGTTATGGATATGAAAATTACAAGCGTTAATAGTTAAGGAGAACATATGAGCACTGCTAAAAAAGAAGTGGCACCTACTTCAAATGCCGATCAACTTAGATCTGGTCGCATATCGGAAGATAGATATTTTGATATGAGAGATGACGAAATAACAAAAATGTTGCAGATGGGTTTTGCTGATCCTCTTCACATTGATAGAATTCCGGAAGGTTGGCAATACCATTGGGCGCGTGACAGTTTTCACGGCGAAGTAGATACAGCTCGGATGACTCAGCTACAAAAGCGTGGTTGGACTCCAGTCACAGCTGAAGAAAGACTTGATTTAGTTAATGCAACTTTTGATGGTCGTGAGAGTCCGTTAAAGGGCTACATACATTACAAAGGTTTAGTTCTAGTTAAAAGACCTACAAGATTCGGTGAGATTGAAAGGGAGATGGAGCATAAAGCATCTCATGAAAGTATGATTTCATTACCTGTTCACCAAGACATGAACTCAAACGCTGCTCGTGAGTCAGGTTGGCAAACAAAAGTTTATCAAAATGAAACTTCTGTTATGAAAACTAAGACAACATCGTTCAAAGATTAGCTGTTGTTTGACAAACTGAATTTGCTCACTTAAGCTGTTAGCATCTGGATAGCAATTTCCAGCCTACTAATTGCTAGAGGGGGCCATACTCTTTAATTTGGTCGAGACTTATTAATCTCTGCATTTTTGCAAATATTTGGGGGGACCGCCCCGTGATACGGTCGAAGGGAAACTTTCAAAATATTTTGTAAACATAAATGGAGAGAGAAATGAGTTACGGCACAAATGCGCCTCAAGGTTTACAACCTCGTAAACATCAAAACGGTTCTACATGGAATGGACAATTAAGTCCCTATGCAATTTCCAATGCATACGCCACAAGTTTATTCAAAGGTGATCCAGTAACACTTGGAAGTGGTTACTTAGCAATCGGCGTAGCCGGTAGTGCGGTCATCGGTGTGTTCTGGGGATGCAAATATCAAAACGCTGCACAAACCTTTATATTTTCACCTTACTGGCCAGCAAGCACAGCAACATTAGCGTCAGCTGGAGCTGAAGCATATGTAGTTGATGACCCAACCGTTCTTTATGACATACAAACTGATGGCGCTGTTGCTGGAGATGCATTCAATCAAGCCGACATCGGCAGCAATGCTAACTTTATTGCTGGTGCTGGATCTACTATTACCGGTCAATCAGCCTATGCATTAGATAGCACTACGATGGCAACTGGTAACGCTACTCGCAATTTAAAAATTGTTGAGTTGGTTCCACAACCAGGCAACGTATTTGGGCTTCCATATAACAATGCGTATGTGAAGATTAACAACCATGTCTACGAAGGTGGCACTGGTACAGTTGGCGTTTAAGCTGAGATAAATAGGGAGATTTAGAGAATGGCAATTAATTTAGCAGATGAAGCACAACTGTTACGTCCAGGGCTAGCGGCTGTGTTCGGTGATTATGCAAAGTATCCGGCTCAGTGGCCAGAAATATTTGAAACACATAAATCAGATAAAAGCGTTGAAATTGAAGTTGAAATGAAGTTCCTCGGACTTGCACAATTACGTGCTGAAGGCGCTGCAACTGTGATGAATGACATGGGTCAACGTATTGTTACTAACTATAACCATAAAGCCGTTGCTTTAGGTTTTGTTATAACTAGAATGGCGATGCTTGACAATTTGTATAAAAACAGATTCCCAATGATGGCTAATGCATTGAAAGCATCACTTGCACAAACAAAAGAAGTGCTTGGTGCATCCGTATTAAACAACGGATTTAACGCAGCATTTCCTATAGGTGATGGTCAAGCATTGTTCTCAACTGCACATCCAATTGATGGTGGCACTTACGCTAACACTCCAGCTGTGACTTCAGATTTGAATGAAGCATCATTGGAGCAAGCGATAATTGGTGTACAACAATTTAGAGATCAAGCAGGTTTAATCGTAATGACAAAACCTCGCAAACTAATTGTTGGCGTACAAAACCAATTTGTTGCGGACCGTTTGTTAGAGTCAGCGTTTCGTGTAAACACTGCTAACAACGACATCAATGCTGTGTACAACACTGCAAGCGTGCCGATGGGTTATCGTACCAATCAATTCGTTACGCAAGTGTCAGGCGGGAATGCTTGGTATCTTTTAACGGATGCACAAGATGGGTTTAAGCATTACGTTCGTGAGACTGCTGAAACTGACGTATACGCCGATTTTTCCACAGATAATTTACAGTGTAAAGCGATGGAACGTTATTCATTTGGCGTGTCAAATCCAAGAGCTGCATGGGGCAATCACGGTTAATTTAAAGGAAAAAATATCATGGCTTTTAGTTCTCCGTTAAGTCCTCAGCCACCTTCTCTGTTTACCTATTTAGGGCAAGCAGAGACTGGCGGTCCAATTATCGGTGGTGTGCTTGTAGGAGATTACGTTAATGACTCTGCACAAACACCTGCTGGCAGTGCTTATAACATTCCAACTGTAACCAAAGTTTCTGGAGTTCCTGTAAGTGCGCAATTAGAGTTGCAATCAACTACAGGTTCTTTGTTGATAATGCGAATGACAACTACACAACGTAATGCTTTGGTTACAGTTGTAGATGGCATGATGATTTTCAACTCAACCACATCAACTTTCCAGTTCTACCAGGGAGCTGCATGGGTAGCTTTGAGTGCAGGAGCTGGTGGAGTAACTGGTCCTGGAGCATCTACTAATACAGCTATTGCACTTTGGGATGGCGTTGGTGGCACCGCAATAATAAACAGCGTTGTTTTAGTGAGCGCATTAGGCGCGGTCACTGGAATAACTACATTAACTGCAAGTGGCATAATAACATCAACAGCTGGCGCTTTAGTAAGTGGTGCTACTGCTGGTGGATTCTCTGGTAAAGTCACAGCATTTCCAACTACCGCAGCATCTGGTTCGTTAAACCTTTTAGCCGTAGACAATGCGGGAGATGACGCTGTTACAATTAGTAACGCATCTCATGGTCAGGCTTCTGTTTATAGCATTCCTGATGTTGGAGCTGCCACTGGTCAATTTAACGTGGTAACTGGTGCATTAGTTAGCGGTAATGTAATGGTTGCAGATGGTACTGCTGGCGTATTGGCTGATGGTGGATTTGCAGTTCTAGCAAACACTACAGCAGCATATGCAGGTGGTGGCACAAGCAATGCATATGTTGCTACTGGCTTAGGTGCAACTAGCATTGTTACAGCAACTATATTGGCATCAACCAATGCTGTTTCAATTGTTAAAGCGGTTCCAAGTGCCAACACATTGACGGTGACTTTCTCAGCTGACCCTGGCGCTGCAACCACTGTGAGCTGGATAGCAATTACACCTGCTGTTTAGTAGTATTGTTAGTATTTATTAGAAATGGAGCAGTAATATGAGCAATACAAGTGATGCATTAGTTGAGCATGTAAAGAAGTTAAATGATTCTCTTAAGGAGAAGAAAGCGTATTTAACCCAGATACATGACAACATAAAGCGTTTAAAGCAGGAAGCTCGTAATGTTGAGTCAATGTTAACTAAAATTGGCGGTGCAATTGAAGCTTACAATGACACGATAAGTTTGCTTAGCAAAGAAGGGGCACCTGTTGAAGCTGTTCCTTCAGTCGAAGCTGTTGAAGCTGAAATTGTTAACGAAGGAGATGCAGCTTAATGTCTACCCCACAAGTCTACACATGGCCCATAGCAGATGAAGATGCAGTAGCTCTTTTACAGACTACAGCTGGCGCAGATACTTTATTGTTAAATGGAGCATTATCCAACCCTAACAATCGTGGTCTGTTTGTAGACTTTGGAAAGGTAAGCCGTGTAGTTACATTAACGTCTGCCAATAATTTAGGCGCGGTTAATGTAACAATAGCGGGGACATTAAATGGAGTTGTTGTAACAGAGACAAGAGTTGGTCCAAACAACAACACTGTTGCAACAACTCAAGTTTTCTCCTCGGTTACGAGTATTACTGTAGATGATGCTGTGACTGCTATGAGTGTAGGAACAGGTGTTAGCGGTTATACGAAATGGTTTAAATCCAATAAGTATCCTCTAGCTTCTCAATTAGCTGTTCAAGTTGATGCGACTGCAACTGTGTCTTACAGTTTCCAAGTAACACTTGATGAAGTTAACGGAAATAATTCTCCATTAACATTCACTCCAGTAGTAGCATTAACAACTGCGTCCGCTGATCAACTTGGGGTTTATACAGTGCCATTTAATTATTGTAGGGTTGCTATGGTTACATCTGACGCGACAGGGGCTATGACAGTAACTATGCTTCAACAAGGCACACATTCATAGGAGATGATCTATGGGTAGAGCTAAAAAGAATTGGGTTAGTGACATGCACATGAAAAAAGGTGCATTACATAAACAAATGGGAATCCCTTCTGGGCAAAAAATTCCAGAGGCTAAATTAGAAAAGGCAGAACATTCTAGTAATAAGCTCTTGGCAAAAAGAGCTAATTTAGCAAAAACGCTTAAAGGCTTTAAAAAGTAAAGGTTAATCAGGATGATTAAATGGCTACATCAGGGACATACAATTTTGGGAGTACTACTGAGAATATAGATCTCATAGAAGAAGTATTTGAAAGAGCTGGAATATTACCAGATCTTATAACTCCACAAATGATTCGAGCCGCAACCCGCGCTGCAAATTTCGTCCTGTCAGAATTCATAAATAAAGGTTTAAACCTTTTCACTGTTCACCTAGAAATGTTAGCTTTAAATACAGGGCAAACTACATACAACTTACCTACTGCTACGAACAATATATTAGAAGCATCTCTTCGGACTTCTCAGAGGCCATTAGGCGGGACTGCTACATCTAGTGCTGGTGGCACAGCGGCTAACGCTTTTGATTCATCTTCTACAACAGCTTGTACACAAACAGCGGCAGATGGGAATATTAGTTATGACTGGGGTGCAGGAAATTCATACGGGATTGCAATGGTTGGCATTCAATCCAATGTTACTACCACTTATACGTTGGTTGGTGAGTATTCTACTGATGGTGCTACATGGGTAAACAGTGTAACCATGACAGCGCAAACTTATACTGCTGGACAGAATGTATGGTTTGTAGCTTCAGTTCCAATTTTTGCTAGATATTACAGAGTAAGAGAGACTGGAGGAGCTACATTAAATATTCAACAATTATATTTTAACACTACTTTATATGACACCATGATGAGTCCAATTTCTCGTAGTGAGTATATTGCATACCCTAATAAAAATCAGCAAGGTAAGCCTTCACAGTTTTGGGTAGATAGACAGATTAATCCCACTGTAACTCTCTACCCGTCTCCTTCTAGCGGCTATAATTCCATGTTTTATTCAAGAACCAGGTTAATTCAAGACTTCGGTACATTGTTGCAAACACCTGAAATTCCACCGCAATTCTTTAGTGCATTTATGGACGGTTGGCTTGTGTTGATTGCGCGTAAATATAACAGAGATATTTTAGAGGATTCATTGGCGGCTTACGATCTAAGTTTTGGTTTGGCTGCAAGAGAGAATACCGAGAGAGTACCGTTGCGAATTTATGGTGATTATTCTAGTGGATGGTCAACTGCATAATGAGTTATAACCCAAAGGGCAAACATGTCGGGAGTATAGACAAATCTAATTCACAAGCTTTAGGCATTTGTGACAGGACTGGTTTTATCTTTAAACATAAAGATTTAATAAAGCAATTAGAGTGGCGCGGTAATCGTTTAGTCTGGACGGGGTTAATGGTTGGGCGACCATATGTTGATGTGCCTAATGAACAATTAAGACCACCACCGTTAAAACCAGATCCAATTCCAGTTGTGAATCCTCGTTTACCACAGGGCACTTTAATTACGTGGGAAACTATAAATGCACCTTTCTGGGAAGATACTGATTATACATTTTGGGAAAATTGGGAAACATATTCTGATGGGTTTCCAGCATTGAGTCCTGACGAACGTTTAGCAAATCTCCAAGCCGGTGGATCATATGTCGTGCCACCTT